TTTGCAGCTATAGCTGCTGAATCTATTGAGTTATCTCCTACAGCTGTAATAGCTGTAGCTTGTAATTGTGCTGTCCCAACGGAGTTGGTTGCTAATTCTGATGTTCCGACAGCGTTTGCTGCGATTTCATTAGAGCCTACTGCATTGGCCGCTATTTCACTTGCAGTAACAGAATTACTTACTAATTCAGTAGTCCCGACTGCATTAGCCTCCAATACGGAGACTAGATGGTTTTCCTTACCTATTAATGCCATGTTATGATTGCTCCAAATATGATAGGACTACATCGATGCTATTTGCTACGTTGCTTTGTATTCTAATACTGTCCCCTTCTTCTAACACTACTTTTGCGTCTCCACCGATTACAGCAATTGATGTGCCACTCGGTATTGGTGTGTTATGTGTTATATTAACTAATGTTGTTGAACTTGCATCATAAAAAACAGTATTCGCTTCTATCATTCCACCACTTTGATTACATAAGTATAATCCTATAATTGTACAAGTTGTACTTGATGGAGCTGTAAAAACAGACGTTAAAGAAGTTCCTACATTTGCTTGTGTTTCTGTTTTAAATGCTGATGCCATATTCTTATCCTAGTGCTATGGCTAACGCTAGTACATCATCTTCAGTTTGTCCACCTGAAGTACTTATTGTTACTATTGACCCGTTAGCCGCTTTTGTGTACATTTTACCGTCTGCCACATTCATAGCGATTTCATGTGTTTCTAAATCTTCTGCTTGTGGTACAGATAAGGCCGTTTCTGACCTTTTTGGTTTAATTACATGAGCCATATTAGAATGTTCCTCCGTCTAATGTGTTTGTCCATGTTATTGTTCCATTGTCGCCAACTTGTAGTACTTGTCCTACTGAGTTGCCACTATCATATGTTCCGATTGATAATGAAGTAAATGCACTTCCGCCATTTGCTCCAAATATTAAGTCGCCCTCTGATAAACTTCCTAATCCTTTTAATCTTAAAGTATCAGAATTAATTTCTATTGTTGTATTATCTACATTTACAGAAAGAGTATTGCCAGATTTAGCAAGACCTACTCCTGCTATTACTTGACCAGCACCTGAGAACTGTGTAAATGTTAAAGAATCTGAACCAAGTGTTGCAGAGCCTGTGATATTTGTTAATACAAAACCATTATCCCCTGCTGTTCCTTCTTCAACAAAACAGAATAGTCCTCCAGTAACATCGGCTGAACTATTTGCATCATCTGTTCTAGTAAGAACGTAAGGGTTAGATACATCCCCGACTGTAGTAACTTTATAGATACCATTTTCTGTTCCAGTTGATTGATCTTTTACAAGTACTCTATTGTTTAAACTTAACGCAGTACTATCAATATTAACAGCACCATTTGCATCTGCTGTTAAAGTTGCTCCTACACCACCTGTTCCATTATTATAAGTAGCTGATAAATTTCCTGTAGTTGCTACTCTTACTGAATCTTTAATATCAAGTGCTTGTTTTACGCTATCAACATATGCTTTTGTTGTTGCATCTGTTGCTTGGGTAGGAGTTCCAATATTGGTAACTCTATTTCCACCCATGTCAACAGTTTGTGAGCCTGCAACTGTAAATCCTCCATCAAAATCTGCTGATTGTGAGAAAGTTGCTGTGCCTGTAACTGTAATTGTATCGGCTCCAGCATTTCCAAGAGTTACTGCTCCATTTAGTAAGGTTGTTCCGTCAACTGTTAAGTCTGAAGAGAAGGTTGCAGCATTAGTTACATCTAATGTACCTGAAATTGCTGTATTACCTTCGCCACTTGTGACTGTAAATTTGTCTGTGTTTATTGTTAAATTGCCGTCAGTAACAATTGAACCTAATGTTGCTGTTCCAGAAACATCTAGGTCTGCATTTAAGTCTACGTTTTGTGCAATCTCTACTTCTTCACTACCGTTTGTTGTGATAAATTTAACATAAGAAGTTCCGCCTTCATTTATGTCTAAAGCCGATGCTTCATTATCTGGTATTGTTAGAGAAGTTGCCTGACTTGCTAAACTAACTATTCCACCATGTGTAATTACTAATGACGCTGTTGGTGCAATAGTTAAATTACCTGAAGTAGTACTTATTGTATTGTTAGATCCTGTAAGTACTGTATTACCAAGTTTTAATTGGTCAATCTTACTGTTAGCGTCTACTACTATTGCTGAACTTGCTGTAAGCGTACCAGCAGTATGGTCGAGCATTTCGACATATAAGTCACCGCCAATAGTTGTTACTGTACCGTCAGCTGGAGCTCCAACAAATAGTTTTTGTGAATTTGATGAATACGCTAATTCACCAGCACTTAATGAGGTAGGAGCGGCGGAACTACTACTTCTTTTAATTTTAATGGTTTGTGCCATAATTATATCCTATTGAGTTTAAAAACTCCCTGCGTCTACCGTATCTGAGTCCGCTGAATCATTACCTATCATTATAGGGACAAACTCAAAATTTCCAGATGATGTTTCTCGGTAGATCTTTAACTGATTATCGTCAGTATCATAAAATAAATCTCCCTCTGCTAAATTCTGAGTATTAGCAGTTGGAGCTGTTGTTGATACAAAAAATTGATTTGCTAGAAAATTTAATGCTTCTTCTACAGTTTCTGTTCCTACAAGAGTACCTACAGGATTTGTAAAAGTAATAGCTTGTGCGTCTGATACATCTCCACCAATTGCTGATGAAATTGTAAGAACTGTTGTCTGGGCAGTAGCATTTAACGTTGTTGTACTAGGAGTAATAGATATCGTTGTTGCCATTATCGAGTCACATTTTGTGTAACTCTTGCTACACCCTGTATCAATCTAGTAATTGTGTTTGAACTAGAGTTATAAATTTCTGTATCATAATAATATTTACCTGCTTCAATATTTGCTGTTACTGCATAACCAAGTTTCATTGTAAAAACTCCATTAGCCGAATCACTAATATTGCAAGTAAATGTTGCTGTAAGAGTATTGGAAGAAGGGGTAGGACGAAGTTGTGCTGAAACAGTATGTGAACCTAAATTAATAGCTTCTCCGTCTTCTGATAACGCAATAGACAAGGCAAAGTCTGCACCTTGATCAATAACGATATCATAATTTCCTGCTGCCATATTTTTACTCCTATGCTAAATTATATCAAAAATATGAGGTGCTGTCAAGAACTATTTTTTGAGGGGTAATAGTTTTATGTTGAAATAGACTGTAATAATTAACTTGGTTGTGTTGGCCAAATAATATTATTTATATCTGTAACAGTTGATTGTGCAGTGGGTATGTCTCTTAGTGTTTGTCTATATGTTGCCCATTCTGTCTTTTTAGAAGCACTTAAAGGAGAATCTGACATCTGTGTCCAATCTGATTCAGATAATAGAGTATTTCTTTTTAATCTTAGTATTTCTAATATGTTATCTGTTCTTGCTACAGCTAAGTCTTCGATTATAACAAACTCATTAGAAGGATAAGAACCTTCTATAATACCTTCTCCTGTTTGTAAACCCACTTGATCTATCGGAGTCGAGGTTGTAGTGCTATATAAAATTTCACCTGTAGATATTTTGTAAATTGTAAATGTATTCATTATCGTGTATTATCCATCATTACGTTTAAAGATAGTTGTGTATGATTGTAAGCGCCTGAGAAATAAACTCTCCAGTAAACTGTTGATTGTGATGTACTTAAAGTTGTTATTTGACCTGTGTAAACATAGGTATAACCTCTATAAGTTCCAGCACTCCAAAAGATATTAGTATTACCATTAGCATTAACCCATGTAGAATTATCTAAAGAATATTGCACTCTGCCACCACTTACATCACCAAGAACGCCTGAGAATATTGCCACATAACCTGCATTATTTCTTACATCAGTAATAGTTACTGGTATAAATGCAGCATTGCTTCCTGTGTAAGTTCCAGTTCTTTGTACATAAGCCTGACCATCTCTACCTAAATCAAATTTTGTTCCTGCTGGCAAATGACTAATAATTTTTGAGCTAGTATTTGCAAATTGTTTAACATTTAAAGTATCTACATCAATCCTGCTTCCTTCCAAGTTAGTGATTCTTGCATTATCAATAAATACTTGACCACCACTAACAATAAAAGGAGATACACTTGATCCTGCATCATTATCAATCTTGAATGTATCAGCCAAGAAAGCAACAATACTTGTTGCACCTGTTCCAGAAGATGCATTGCTACCAAGAACCATCTGAGCCACTTTGCCATTAGCATTAAGTTTTAATACATAACCAGCAGAAGCATTGCCATCTAATGTTGATATGGCTGTAGCATTAGTTGTGATAGAAGATGTGTTACCACCCACTGTAGAAGTTAGTGATGTTATATCAGCAGCTAATGCACTATCTGCATTTGCTCTGGTTGTTTGTTCTGTACTTATTGCTGATGTGTTGCTATTAACTGTAGAAGTTAAGCTTGAGATAGCACTTGCATTGGCTGAGGTAT